TATTTCTTCATATTCTGGTATTCGTTTATGGTATTTGTAAAACAATTTTATCAAAAGATAAAATAAGATTATTGTATGAGCTATTGTATTATCAGAAGATGTTTTTCCACTTCCTGAATTATTGCCTACTTTACGTCTAAATATCGTCCCATCTGGTAATGAACAATATGGGTGTACAGTATTCTCGACTAAATAGTTAAAAAAATCTTGAGCTTTTTTATCCATCTTTGAAACATTTAATAGCTTTCCTCTAATTTCATAAACATCATCTATTATAGGTATAACTCTATCCCATCCAGAAGCATCAGCAGTCCATAACAAATCACACATTTGTTTAAGAATTGCTTGTGCAAGTGCATTAGTTCCTCCATATTGTTTAGTAAAACCATATCTTGACCAACAATTTACATAATTATTTGCTTGCGCTTTCATATATTCATCTTGTTCGTCAAACCACACCTTCTGATGAACCACGAATGGTAGATCAGGTATGAAATATGTTCTTACTTTTCCATTTAGAACATCTTCGTCAGGAAGGTATTCTGTTTTTGGTGAAATTGACCATATAGGTATATGATGTCTATTCAATTCTTCTTCAATTATATCTGAGTGAAGAAGATCTCCTTTCGTCTTATATCCCATATTGGTGTACACTTTGCTTGGTGATGTTTCCATATTTATCTTTATATTTGGATTAATTTTAGCATCCTCCATAAAGGAATACATCCTTAAAGTGTATTCCATTGCAGTATTATAAAAAACATCAGAGCGACATGGTCGTTTCTTCTCAACATCGCATTTTTTAATTGATGCTTGAAGATTGTCATATGTGCTTAATGCTGGTCTATGATTTGCTAATTCATTAATCCAAGAATATTGATCATTGGATTTGATAAATTCATCCCAGTAATGGTCTGATATTTTATCTTGTGTCTTATCTTTTGTTCGTCCTCGTAGGACGGAGGCACATCCTATTGTATCCATATGTTTATAGTTACTCTTGAATGTTAGAAGTATCGAGTCATTAACAGTTGGGTGAAAGTTTAATGGCTCAATATGCGACATTGCCTCGTATATGTTTTGTGACCCTACGGGTGGGTCAACCTCTAAAAATCATGGTCATCTCCTTCCCATTCGAGTCGAGCAAATTGCCCTGGCCGAATGATTGATGGAAGATAACAAAAAAAATTTCGCACAGTATTTGTTGAATGGTGTATTCCTAGTAAGTGATGTGTTGACACATCATATACTCCAGAACCACATGATCCATCTTGTGATGAATAATCTGCACCAGTTCGTTCATCTGGAGAAGATAATATCTTTCCAACTGATAAATAATGTCCTTTTGAAGATTTAGGATGTAAATTTAACAGTTTTACATTCTGTCCTATTTTAGGTGAATTTTGACTTAATCGATTTGTTGGGCAACCCACATTTTTCAATCGTGGGTGTTTTACGAATATTACATCCATAAGTTCTTGTTGCTCGCCTTCAATTTCAATATTCGCCAATTCTAAATCTGTTAATTTGCATGTGAAATATGAATTTCCACAAAACGTAAGATCCACATCTTTTTCAAAATGTAGAAACATATGTCTTGTAGTTAAAAAAGAAACTGTTTCATCTTGATCTCTGACACTTACAGGCGTTACACTTCCTATAAATTCTAAACCTTGGGCCAACATTCCTCTAAATAATTGTTCATCGGATAGGGGAATTGGCACTTCTTTTGTTGTTTCTCCAGAAGGTACAGTTATTTTCTTAATCTCTGTTTTACGTAATGCATTTAACTTAGCTTTGTCCGGTGTTCCAACAAATATAGCTATCGATTTTCTTTCATTAAATGGATAGTCACATTGTAC